AGAAAACTTACTACAAAATTAGCCGATAAGATTCTGGATTTAGTCGCTGACGGATTAACAATAAGACAAATTTTCGAAAGGGAAGATATTAATTATACTTGGACAAGTTTTAGAAAAGAATTAGTAACGGATAATGATTTAATGAATCGTTATCAAAAGTCAAAAGAACTTGCTATTGATTTGGAATTGTCAAACTTGAAAGACAAAAGACTAGAACTTGAAAAGAAAATAGAAAACGGAGATATTGACGGCAAAGCCGGACAAAATTTAGTTAATCTTTATAAAATTATTGTGGCTTCTTCACAATGGAATGCTAGTAAATTAGCTAGTAAGAAATATGGCAAACAAGCGGAAGTTTTAACGCTTAAAGGTAGTCAAAACGAACCAATAAACATTAGTTGGGCTTCAAAATAGTTATAATTATGCCTATTTATTAATAAATATTTATAGTTTTTATTTGTTGATTGCTTTTAAAAGTGTTGAATTTGTTAAGGGTTTGACATTTCTTGCACAAACAAAAATTGTTTATGATATGTGAATGTTCTTGTTTTGTTCTTGAATGATTCTAATTAGCAAAGCCATTTCCGGTAATCTTTAGTTATCGGAAGTATTACTATTGATAATCCATAAGTTATCGTTAGTAATAAATTAAAGGTTTTTTGGTTCTATGTGATGATTTGGGGGGTTTTATTTGACCGGCTTCCCTTTTTTGGCGGTTGGGCTTTGATAAAAATTGATGGGTGGTATATACAAACAAAATGGATGATCTTATATTGAAAACTATAATTTTTATTATGAAAGACACTAAAACCAATAAGCCGGTAGTAGTTACACACTTTCAAGGATTCGAAGATGATTCCGAAGCTCAAAACTTTTCACAATTTTTAAAGGAACAATTTACCGAACAAGAAAAAGACCCTTATCCTAATGTTACACTTCATTAAGGGGGTTTTGTTTTAGAATGAAACAAATTGTTATTCCCTATTACCCTAGAGAAATCCAAAAATTTTTGCACAAAAAATGTGATGTGAACCGATTTAATGTTGTAATAGTTCATAGGAGAGGGGGAAAAACAGTTTTTGCTATTAACCATTTAATTAAAGCTGCCCTAACCAATAAAAACCCCTATCCTAGATACGCCTTTATTTCGCCATATAGACTACAAGGGAAAAGCACAGCTTGGGACTACCTAAAACAATTTTCCGCTGCGATACCTAATACAAAATTTAACGAATCAGAATTAAGGGTAGATTTTTCCGTCAACAATAGCCGTATTCAAATAATCGGAGCTGAAAATAGTTCTGCAATTAGGGGACAATATTTTGACGGAATTATCGTTGACGAAACGCAAAATATTAGCCCAGATTTATTCGACACCATTTTGCGTCCTTGCTTATCAGACCGAAAAGGTTTTGCTATTTTTATAGGTACGCCAATGGGTCGTAATTGGTTTTTTGAATTACATGAGAAAGCCAAAGAACAAAAGGATTGGTTCACTTGTGTTTTTAAAGCTAGTCAAACTAAAATTATTCCAAAAGACGAATTAGACGCTGCAAAACTAGCCATGTCGCCTGAAAGTTATGAGCAAGAATTTGAATGCTCATTTCAAGCCGGAATTAGCGGTTCTTATTTTGGTAGTATTGTTGAACAGTTGGAAAAGGAAAAAAAGATATTAAATTTCGATATAGACGAAAATATACCGGTAGAAACTTGGTGGGATTTAGGGATGAATGATAGCACCGTTATTATATTCGCCCAAAGGCGTAGTAATGGCGAAGTAAGAATAATTGATTGCTACGAAAATTCTAGTGAGGGGTTAGAGCATTATTTTAATGTTATTGACGATAAACCCTATACTTATTCTAAACATATAGCCCCTCATGATATAAGGGTTAGAGAAATAGGAACGAATAAATCAAGATGGGAGACTGCCAAAGAGATGGGGATGGAATTTGAAATCGCACCGAAATTGTCCGTAGAAGATGGAATAGAGCAAGTAAGAAGATTATTACCTAAATGTTATTTTCATAAAAGTAATTGCAAAAAACTTGTAGAAGCGTTAAAAAGCTATTGCAAACGATGGGATGAAAAAAATAATTGTTTTCGGAATAAACCCCTCCACAACTGGGCATCACACTTTTGCGACAGTTTTAGATACGGTGCAATAACCGAACCTATTGATAGAAGCGATTGGAAAAAACCGATAGAAGTCAATACAAGTTACATAATTTAATATGGCAAAAAAAGATAAAGAAATCCAAGATATAGAATTAAAAGGAATACTAGGTAGCCAAATAAGAAATTCTTTAGGTTATCTAGGGGGCGAACTTTCTTCGCAAAGAAGAAAATCTATTGAATATTATTTAGGCGATAAACTTGGAACGGAAATAGATGGTCGTTCACAAGTGGTGTCAACAGATGTTTCCGATACCGTTGAAAGTATTTTGCCGAACCTATTAAGAGTTTTTACTGCTTCCGATAAAGTGGTGCGTTGCGATCCGGTAACGGCAGAAGATGTTGCATTAAGCGAACAAGCTACCGCATATTTGAATCATGTATTCTACAAACAAAATGATGGCTTTACGCTTTTATATAATTTTTTTAAAGACGCATTAATTGAAAAGAATGGTTTTTTAAAAGTTTATTGGGACGAAAGCGAAAAGATAGAACATGAAACTTATAGAAATTTAACACCGGCTGAAAAAACAGCTTTAAATGATACTAAAGATGAAATCGAAGAAGTTGAAGAAGAAGTTATAGTTGACGAAGTTGTAAAAGAACAACAAGAACTAGCTAGACAACAAGCCGAAATGCAAGGGATAGATATTTCGCAAGTAGAATTTCCTGATCCTGTTTTATATAATTGTAAAATCAAAAGAATAAGAAAAAAAGGTCAAGTAAAAATTGAAAGCGTTCCGCCTGAAGAATTTTTAATTGAAAGAAAAGCAAAAACTATTGAAGATGCAGATTTTGTTGCACACAAAGTTTTCATGTCAAGAAGCCAACTTATTGAAATGGGTTTTGACGAAGATATGGTTATGAATCTTCCGCAAACACAAGACGATAATTTTAATTCCGAAGATGTTGCAAGAACAAGAAATATTGAAAGCTATAATTTAGATACGCCTACGGATAAATCTACACAAAAAATTTTAATTTTTGAAACTTATTTAAGATACGATTACGATAATGATGGAATTGCAGAATTAAGAAAAGTAATCTGTGCCGGAGAAAACGGTGAACATATTTTAGAAAATATGCCATGCGATAATGTTCCGTTTGTTACAATTACACCAATTCCGATGCCACACAGATTTTATGGAAGAAGTATTTCCGAATTAGTTGAAGATATACAATTAATGAAATCTACTGTTATGCGTCAACTTTTAGATAATATGTATTTAACAAATAATAATAGGGTTGCCATAATGGACGGAATGGTCAATATGGACGATTTATTAACAACCAGACCAGGTGGTGTGGTAAGAACTAAACAACCGCCAAGCCAAGTTATGCAACCGCTTCAAGCACAACCCATATCACAACAGGCTTTTCCTTTATTATCTTATTTAGATTCGGTTAGAGAAGTTAGAACAGGTATTTCAAAACAAGTACAAGGACTAGACCCTAATACTTTAAATGCAAAAACAGCAACAGGTGTAAATGCGTTAATGACACAAACGCAAATGAGATCGGAATTGATAGCTAGAGTATTTGCCGAAACCGGAGTTAAAGATTTATTTAGAAAAATATTTGAATTAATGGTTAAATACCAAGACAAAGAACAAATTGTTGAACTTAATAATAATTATATTCCGGTTAAACCTACGGAATGGAAAGATAAATTTAATATAAATATTGTTGTTGGGTTAGGAACAGGCTCAAAAGAACAACAAATTATGATGTTAAACAATATTTTAGAAAGACAATTACAAGCGTTTAATCTTCAAGGCGGAAAAGAGATGCCAATGGTTACTTTGAAGAATATGTATAACACTTTAGCAAACATAATTGAAAATGCTGGGCTTAAAC